TCTTATTACCCGACAATACAAATCCACTTGCGGCAGTTAAACCTGTTGTGATGTTTAATACAAATGTTGTACCTGATGGTGGATTTACTAAACTAATTGATGCTAAAAGTGTTGCGGTAGAACTAAAACCATTTAAAACAAATCCACTAGCATCTTGTCCATTAGTGGATGGTAAAAATGATTTAGAGTCCGGAGCAGATACACTCTGTCCGAACCCTAAAAATGAAATTAGTAAAAAACATATTACTAATAATTTCTTCATATTACTCAACGATTAAATCAACTTTATTTCCTTTCGCATCAACAGCATCTGATAAAACAAAGTAGAATAAACCGGCAGTATTACTTAAAGTAGTTTTTGGTGTGAATATTAACTTATATGGAGTACCAACTTTAATTCTGGCGGTTTTTAATTGGTCAATAGAACCAAATGTTAATCTACCGTTTTCGTGTGTAGTGAAGTTGGTAATCGTAGAACCCGCATCAAATATTACATTATCTAATGTTAATTTACTTTCATCATAATTCATGACTACCTGTAAACCGGCCAATTCCGATTTTGTTAATGTGGTAGTTAAAACAACTTTACCACCTTCTAATGTTGATGTAATACCTAATTTTGCCACTTCAACCGCTTCAGTTCGATAAGCCATTGGTACATTAGAACTCATGGTTTTAATTGTATTAACTTCACCGTTAATTGAATTAGTGTATATTCCACTACTAATTCTACTTGCAATCACCGACGGGTCAGATGAATGTGACCAGTTCAAATCTCCACCCCACGCAAATACTGCATGTACTTCTTTTATAGGCGTGTCAATTAACACCCTATTTTTAACCACACCATCTAACCAACTCTGATTTAACAAACCACTATACCATCTTACTGATGTTGAGGTTGATGTAGGAATCATAGCGGTTGTTGACATGTTTTGTCCCATTACATGTGCAAACAACGCATAAGAATCGGCTTCACCAAATGCGTTACTATTGAGGGTAACCTTACCGACTCTTCTTTCTAATGCTGGTAAGGTAAAGAAGTTAGGAGTCCCACTAATATCTGTTTGTGAATGTCCTAAGAATGCCTTGTAAGCGTCTGATACGGTTACGATATCGTTCATCCATGCTTTAGTCATTGCTGGACCAACAAATACACCAACCGAATCACCTACCTTAATTTGTGTTGTGAAAAGTGCTTCACCACTAGCATCTAATGGTAATTGAGCAATTGGTTGTTGTGACCAATCGATATCACCACTACCATCTGATTTTAATCTCATTAATTGAACATTATGATCGGTAATTGTATATCCTTGTGGATATAACACCTTTACTTTAAATTGAGATGTATTACCAACAACCCCTGTTAAAGATGAGAAACCTCCACCGTATATTGTACCCACATTATCACCCGTAGTATCAGTACCCGTTGCTAAATCTATTTTAAAAATGTTGTTATATGTGTTCTGATCTTTTAGAATGTATTTTTGTGTTGCAATTAATCCGTTAATAGATTGATCTGCTCTTTGAACTGTTAATTGTCCGACATTCCAATCTGCATTCACAGCATATGCCCAAGGTGTAAAACCATATTGAACATTAAGGTCATTATCACTTCCTCCTCCATTTGGTGTGAATTTATAGTTACTCCAACCTGTATAGAATGTTTGTGCAGATGACCCTTGATTAAAAGCTGTTGAAACATACGTCAACGCCTTATTGTTAAATTGGTATCTAAACCAAAGGTAACGAGGGTTTTTTATTACCGTACCTTTTGTTAAATTGTATCTGACAGTAATCGTGTCACCAACACGTAATCCTGTCGACGGTGTTAATGATTGACTAATTGTTAATTGCCCAAATGATGTAAATGCAATCAATAAAAAGAAACCAAGAGAGAGTAGTTTTTTCATTTTATTATTTTTTATCCATTAATTTATTTATTAATTTTTCACTAGCCTTTTTGAGGGCATTACTTAAAGATGTTTGATTAAATGACCCCCCTTCGTCAACAATAAGAGTTGACATAGAAATTTCAGATGACGACTCCTCAACAACAAATTCTTTTTCTTTTTTACCGTCTTTTGTTAATGTTCCCTTCAATCTAATAACCACTTCCTCCTGATTAGAATGGAAAACAGATATGTTCTTCTTTGTTGTAAGAACATCTAAATAAATAATTTGTACTTTTAATTTGTAAGGAGATGATTCTGATAAATCGTAACCCTTTTCTTGTAAAAACTCTTCTAATATGTTTTTAACCCCAAAAGCTAAATTTCTGTTACCGGCCAATTTACCAATCTTAACTTCATTTGTTACACTTTCAACCCAAATGTGGTCTTCGGCGTTATACCAAATATTTTCAGGAGAGTTTTTGAATGTACCGTCGATTCTCCATTCAATCCAATTAACGATATTTCGTTGCAACTCGTGCTTACCAGAAAACTCTAAATAAACGAAGAATAATTGAAAACAAAGGGCGAACGCAATCCAAAACCCGACTAATGATAAAAATACCATAGCAAGTTTGTCGCCAATGTTAATTGTAAGTGATTTGATTTTTTCCATAAGGTTCTAAGTTTTTTGTTACTCACCCAGAACCACATATGAATATGATATGTAATGTATGAGAGAGATACATTTATTTTTTGTCTGTTTATAAATACTATTGATTTGAACTACCGATGAAGGTCCTGTATTATTTTTTAAAAAATATTTTGTTTTATCAAAAAATGATGTTATATTAGACATATAATTATAAAAATATGGGTAATTTTAAACATCTTACAGATTTAGAAATCCAACAAATAACATTTGATTGGAGATATCGTGGATTTACAACACTTGAACTTTTAACTGAAGAAGAATGTGATGAAATCAACGAGGAACTTGAACGTTTACGTCAAGAAAGAAAGGGCACAACAACACAAGATGGTAAAGAGTGGGGTGAATGGGATCCATTTGCTTATCCACATAAACTATCAGATAAATTGGAAAAATTATTTGCTCACCCTAAATTAATCGAGGCTTGTGAATTCTTAATGGAAGGTGAAATCGTTGGTATGCAGAGTTGGGCATATTTTAAACCACCAGGACAATTGGGTCGTGACCAACATCAAAATGCGTTCTATACAGGTTGTAAACACAATGAAATCATCAATACGGCACTTGCGTTAGATAACCATGATGCTGGTAATGGTTCCGTGTGGAACTATGAAGGTTCACATAGATTACAAACCCTACCAATTGAGATTGATGAGGAAAGAGCTAAAACAAACCCATCTTTTTGGAGAAATGAAAGAGGTAAACCATGTATTATGCCTGAAGGACATGACTTCCGTAAAGTTGAGGGTATCTTGAAAAAGGGTCAGGTTGTGTTATTACACTCACACTGTGTACACGGGTCGGAAGCTAACACTTCGAATAGAATGAGAAGAAACTTCTTGGGTGGATTCTTAAAGAAAGGAGCATATTACAATCAAGGAAGTCATATGAAACGTGAACCTATTGATATGTACGAATTAAGGGATAAGCACTGGAGTTAATATGTGTGTTTTGGATTGTTGGTGAAGTTGGTTATCATGCTACCCTGTCACGGTAGAGTTCACGGGTTCGAGTCCCGTACAGTCCGCAAAAAAGTTCTTTGAAAAAAAAGTTTAGTTGGTTCGTATCTTTTTTGTTTCGAACAGATATTTATTAATATGAATATTGCGGAACAAATTAAAGACTATAGACAAAAAGGTTATACTTACCAACAAATTAGAAAAGTATTGGGTTGTAGTAAATCCACCATATCTTATCATTTAGGTGATGGACAAAAAATAAAGGCGTATAATAGGGTAAAAAAACAAAGAATGATTTATCCTTGGTTACATAAAAGCGAACATTTTTTTGAAAAATATGGTAACGATGAATTATTAACAGGTAGAGAACGAGGATTTGATAGGGAAAAGATAAATGATTATTTACAAACAATTAATAAATGTTATTTATCAGGTAGACCAATAGATGTTAATGATATTAACACTTATGAGTTTGACCACGTCTATCCAAGAACATTAGGTGGTACTAATACTTTTGATAATTTAGGGGTTGCTCGACCTGAAGCAAATAGAGCAAAAAATGATTTAACTGTTGAGGAATTTGTTAATCTTTGTAAAGATGTTTTAACTAATTTTGGATACGATGTAATTAAAAAATAAACAGAGAGTTGGCCGAGTGGTTGATGGCACCAGTCTTGAAAACTGGCAAGTGTAAAAGCTTCTGGGGTTCGAATCCCTAACTCTCTGCAAGAATTAACTAAGATACCGTAAAATCGGTAGGTGGTGATTCCAGATTTATCTGTGAACCATTTAAACCCTGAAAGCAATGTTAGTTCTTTTTTTTTTGCTCGGTTCGACTAGTGGTTAGGTCACC